ATTAAGTTAAAAGCAAGTGTTTATATTTTTCTTTATTGTTTTTAATATAATCTGGTAAAAATTCATCAGTTTTCCGCATATTTGTGTATTTTGTTCTATAAAACCGATGATTATTGTCTGGATGATTATCATTCCATTTATCAGGTTTTTTATCTAACCATGAAAAATGCCAACCACCATTAGGTATTGGTATGGATGGTGTTTCTCTTTCTGTTCTAAAATGATTTGGACCCTTTTCTTTTAATGTTTTAAAAAAACCAATTCTCGTTCCTGTCCAATTGAGATAAGTTTCGTCCGAAAAAAGATTTAAATAATATGGAAATGCTGTTTGTATGGGTCTATAAACCTTTCCTTCTTCTATTTTTAATTTCATTTTGGGGTTCCAAATTTCATCTAAATCAGAAACAAATATTATATCATCATCCATGCATCCATTTAGTGCATATATTAAAGATTCTTTTTGATAAAACTCCCTCATCCACCAATGTTCTTTACTTCCCGTATTGGGACTATTTAATGCTTGTTGATATAGGTATTGATCATTGGGATATTCTGGAATTTCATAATATATGATTTTATTTGACCATTTTTTAAATTTTTCTTTATTTTCTTTAAAATATAAAGGTTTTTTTACTCCAGTAAAAGTTTCATTTGCTTCAATTAATACAAAATAATCTACTCGATGATCTAGAATATTAAATCTAATTTCAAGTAATTCAATTTCATTACTGAAAATAAAAGCATCATACCTTTTCATTACAAATAATCTTATAATTATCGGTTAATTCATAATTACAATTCCATATTGTATATAAAGCTCTTTCCAAGAGGTGTGATTCCGCCGCAAACGAATCATGTGATATGATTATTTTTAATGCTTCGTAAAATTTAACTGGATATTTTAATATATGTGGTTTTGGAACGACATAATTTGCTCCGGGACAGAATGTAATATATTTTGGCAATACAGGTGTTTTAAAAAAATATGTAATAAAGTCATTATATCCTGAAAAATATTTGTATGGTTTTCCATCATGCATATACCAATCGTTATTTATTTCGCAATAATTTCCATCCGAAGAAAACATGTTCCAATTACCTTCTGAATGTAATCTATAATCAAACAAACAAGTAAATTGTTTATTATTCATTAATTTTTGAAAAGTTTGTTTTGAAATATGCCTTGGAAAAACATTGCCTTTACAAAAAGTAGTATAATCAGGTAAATTATCGTAATTTTCTATAATAAATCTGAGTATATCGTATATATTATATCCTATATTTGGTGATTTTTTATATTTTAAACGATCATGTTCTTGATCATCTGTTGGAAATAAATAAGAATCATCTTTACTCCTATCATAAATGATATAATCATTAGGATAATGTTTGATCCAAGATGCGTCATTGTCGTGATTTGATATACAAATAAAATTCATATTATTTCCAAAGATGTTGATTGTTTTTTACATAGCTTTCATACTCTTTTTTGCATTCTTCATATGTAAAAATGTTGTTTTCTCGATCTATATAATGATAATTTCTAAAAATATTGCATCCTAAACTCCAATATCCATCGGATATATTGTATCTACCCCAATATTTTGGTGCTATAATGAATTTTATAGTATCGCTACACAAAGTTGCAAAATAAGGAAAGCTGGAATTTGATAAAATTAAAAATTTTGCGTTTTTTATTATAGAATAATCACTAGCTATATCAAAATGATACACATCTAAAAAGGGAAAAAAAATTTTTGCTGTGTGAACATCGTCTGTTATGACAATAAACCTAAATCTTGGGTTTATTACTTTCATTCTATTGATAGCATTTATCCAATAATCATATGGTAAAAAGAAATGAGCGTCCCCAACCCTGTCCCCGCCTCTGAAATTAATAATACATATATCATCTGATGAATAACCCCATCTTTCCTTTTCTGGTTTAATTTTCAACCATTGTTTTATTTCATCTTTCCTGTGTATTATTCTATCTTCTGATTGAAAAAGACCATCAAGTTTTGTTGCATCTTTGATGTTTTCTAATTCGGGGTCATCATTTCTGATATAGGAACCATTTGGATGCCTAACATCCCTTTCTCTAAAGTAATATTGTATTCCATCCGGCAAAGTATGTGGAGGTCCACCTTCTGGACCACTACCACCATTAACAGGTAAACCGAAATCTAAATTCATAAAATCCAAACATTTGAATTTATGTGGATTCATTATTCCAAAATCATATCCTTTGTCCAAAGCAACCACTCTGGTTGTAACATAACAATGTAATTGATTACCTAAACCTTGACCATTATAAATTTCAGTTACAATCATAGCTTTATATTAATCTTTTTTTGAAAATATTCAAACTCTTTTTGTTTTATATTTTGATCTACCGATGCAGTAACGCTGCCCAACCAAACTCTATTGACAGCATTTGTTTTTTTTAAAATTTTTGGTTCGCCATATTTCAAATATAACCTATGATAATAATCTATATCCATCAACCATATTAGATTTTCATCAAAATATATGTTGTTTTCTTTTTCATTTTTAAATGTCAAAACGCTTGGGGAACTTATTGTGTTATGTCCTTTATAAATAGCATTTAAATCCCATCTTGGTTCATATGGATTTAAAAGATAATAACCATCAGTTGTATGTTCACAGGCGGTTACAATCCATATGTTGTTATTATTCATAAGGATTCCATTTTCATCATAGTTTTCACTATAATTTTCAAAATTTTGATCTATAAATTCTTTTAAATCCTGTAATGCTTGTTTTCCATATAAAAAATCATCTTGAAAAAGAACTTTAATCCATTTTCCATTAGCATTTTTAATGCAATTGTTTAAATTTGCAGATGAGTTGCCTATTTTATTTTCGTTTTTTATATATTTTATATTTAAATCAACATTTGAACAGTAATTTTTAATATCATCATTTTTACTGTGATCCGAAATTACCACTTCAAAATCTTGAAATGATTGTTGTTTGAATGTTTTAAAATTAAATTTCAAAAAATCCAAACCAGATCCTTTCATTTCATAACATGGAATACATATTGAAAAAAATGGAGACTGGAAACTCATAATTTTTTTGTATATGGTAATTTCTTATAATATTTCAATAAATCATCTTTTGACATTTGATGTATTTTATGCCACAAATCAACATTATCGTTGTAATGTTTATGTTTGCTTGAATCCCTGCCCCTAGAATGGTTTAAATGAAAAACAAACCTATTGTCTAGATGACAAACCTTGTATCCTAATGTATTAAAACGATAATATCTTTCTTGATCTTCCGGTCCAAAAGAAATAAATTCTTCATTTTCACCAAAACCTTGTTTGTAAGATTCTGTTTTAAAAAATTGTACATGACCGTATTCCGCAACATTTAATAACAATCGTTTCGTATCAATTTTAATTATATTTTCCGTATTTTTTAATAATTCATCTCTATATTGCTGCGGAACTTCCAATTGAAATTTTCCTTTTGTAAAAGGATACACTAAATCAAAATTATCATTTAAAATTTTTTGCTTTGCTTCCCAATAATTGTGTATTGGCATAAAAACATCAATATCATAATTTATTGTTATTGGTGTTTTTGATAATTTTAACATTTCATTTAAATAATGAGTTCTTCTAAAATATTTTTCATTTGGTTTTTCTATTAACGTCACATTATTTTTATTTAAAACATCTGAATAATCTGTTTTTAAAGCTAAATCATCGTTATGACTGCTTTCTGTTATGATAATATTGGTTTTGAATTTATCATGAAACCATTTCATAACAAAACGAAAATTCTGTTCTCTATCTTCACTATCTAATTTTATAGGAATTATAAATGTACAATCTGACAAATCAATTATTTGGTTCATAGTTTAAATTATCATCCATTCTTTTGGATACAAGTCATCCGTTTTCATTTTAGGGTCTTTAAACCAATTTCTAGGCGCAAAAACAACCTTTGATGGATTAGGGTTTAACCATGCACCCCACCAACCAAATGAAGAATTTGAAATAATATTATGTTCACAACGGGTTTGAATAAAAAATTGTTCCAAATATGTGTAATTTTTTAATATATAAAAATTATCATAAGAATCAAACATATTTTCGGCTTTATCTGGATTGTTTGTAACAATATAATAGTTTTTATTTTTCCCAAAATAATTTATTGCTTTTTTATAAAACTCTAAATTTTCATCTACGTTATAATAAAAACTATATTCAGGATCTAATTTTAAAGATTGTATATTATATGGTCTTTTATTGTCATAAAACCTTAATTGTATGCAAATGCTATTACGATAATCCAAAACATTTAAATTTTTCATTGAATTGTTTGGAGTGAATGTTTTTGAAATTAAATCAGAACAATGTTTGAAATATTTTTCGCTTTGAAAATACCCAAAAAGATCAACAGAACTTTTATATAGGGGTATTTCGTTATAATTAAATTCTTTTTCTTCGTAAAAATTACCACTCCTTGTAATTTTATAACATTCATCCATTGATGTTTCAGGTATTGGGTGTTTTAAATATTTTGTATAATATTCTTTGGACATTAAACCTTCCCATTTAGGGAAAACATATGTTTTTCCTGTTCTTTGGGCATAGCCTATTGTTGCTGCGATTTGAAATAATTGATTTCCAAATTCGCCATGCCTTCCAAGCATACTAAATGTTACAGTATTATTCATTTGTTTTCAACCAATGCCATGATTTGATATATTCCAACAACTGTTCTTTATTCATAGCTTTTATCTTATGCCATTCGACGCTATTTTTGTCAAAAAACGGATTTTCTGCTCTTTCAGCTGACCTATGATATAAATGAAAACAAATTGATTGAACATCGGTATCTCTAAATTTTTTATGACCTAATATATCAACCCTGGACACTATTTCATTATCTTCACAACCCCATCCTATGAAATTTTCATTGTATCCACCAATAGAAAGAAACCTTTTTTTGTTAAACATAACAATTCCACCTGTACCCAAGTGATCTTTGCTTGTGCATCTAACCAAAAATTGTTTATATACACTTGTAAGGGGCATTGTATATTTTCCATCAAGTCTATTAAGAATATCGCCGTGATTAAAGGAAGAATTTATAATTTCGCTTCGTAATGGCTCGCCTACATCTACAAAATATCCATTGTAAGGCCATGCTACGGTTGCATCGCCCATCAATGCCTCATAACAGTCCATCATAGACTTAATAGGCACTATGCAGTCGGTATCAAGTGAAACAACAACATCATGTGTTGCCATTTTCATACCTATATTCAATGCTCTTGTTCTATAGTATGTTGAATTATTCTCTACAAAAGAAAATTTAGTAGATCCCTTTATAAATTTTACCGAATCAAATACTTTATTATGTTCTTTATCATCTTCTATAAAAATAAATTTACAATTTTTGATGTTTGAACCATAATAATTTATGATAGTATTAAGGTTTTGGATCCTATCTGGATTGTCATACCTTAAATGTGTAACAAATGTCATCATATTGTTATAATACCTATCCCTTTTTCTCTATTTGGATGTAAACGCAATTCATGATGAATATGATATCCTTTAATTTCATCCCAAAGCTTGTGTACACCACCTTCTTCTGCATATCCAATATCATGCAAGGCAACAATTCCACCTTTTCTTACCAAAGGTGAATACATTTCAAAATCTCTTTTAACGGCATCATATCTGTGATCGCCATCAATAAACAAAAAGTCTAAAGGTTCACCTTCCAATAATTTTTCAACTTGTAGTTTGGTGCTTACCGATTGAGAATGGCTTTGTATAAGATGTAATTTATTGTTGTTTCTTTTAGTCCATAATTTCCATTCGTTTTGAATTGCAAATTCTTGAACAGGTACTCTTGGATCGTTTGGTCCACAAAAAGATGATATAGGAAGATCAATCGCTATTACTCTGGCATTTTCTTCGCTATAATAAAGCCAATGGTGCAATGATGATCCAAAATATGATCCTATTTCAACAACATTTTTGGCTTTTAAATTAATATATCTATCTAAAAGATATTCAAATTCGGGTATATGTTGTGTTAATTCTATTCTTTCGTCAATGATTTTGGTTGTTTTCATAAATTGATTTTAAAATAGGTTTTATTGTTGATGGATGCGCGGGTGCTATTTGTGAAGGAACTGTTTGATGGAGTTCATAAAAAACCTTTAACCCTTCTTGCACTTGTTTCATGAATTGTGATTCATCTTTAGCCAAAGATGTATTTGATTTTTCATCTTTAGCTTCTTTAATGTATTTTTGACTGTCCTTTATATCGGCAAACCACCAGAAAGGAGTGTAATATCCTTTTTTGATAAACCTCAAAGTATGTTCGACGTGTTCCCAAGCATTATAGAACCTTTCTTCGATCAAACCAACCTCTTTTAATGCTTTTGCATCAAAATAACAAAACATAGCAACTATATGTTCATATAAAGATATTGATATGTCATGTTTTTTATATTCAACAATCATTCTTGGGTTTGGATCCCCGTTTTGTGTAGCCAACCCTCTTTTTGAAAGATCTCCAATAATAGATGGATCCAATTGAACTCTATTCCAAGGGCTTCCCGGTCCAAAATTAAAATGTTTTAATCCTGTAATTTTAGATGTTTTGATATATTCTTCAAAAACATTATTATCAACAATAACACAATCATCTTCCAATGTAAAAATATGATCGCATTCTTTTTCTAACAAATAATTAAATATTTTATTTTTAGATCTACCAACTCCTATATTTGAATCGTTTTGAATGAAATGAACTTTGTCTGAATTTTCAGGTGTAAAATCAATCGGAAATCCATCGTTGACAACCACTAGATGATCAATTTTTGACAAGTCAATACTGTTGTAACATTGCTTGAAATAATCAATTCTATTACATGTAGTGATTCCGACTCCTATTTTTTCTTTATTCATAATTTATTAGAGTAATTTTTTTGCAATTCTTCCAAGTTTTGCATCAATTCATCTTTTGAAACAGGCTTTGGGTCGTTTTGTGTAGGTATGTATTGATACTTGGTCAAAAAATAAGCATATGATAAATTAACACTTTGATCCACATCTTTATCCAATTCTTTATGGTTTAACTTTTGAATTTTTCCCGTAGTTGTTTCTATGTTTTCTTGAATTGTTGGTATAAAACCAGTTGGCGTAAATACTTTTTTATCCCTCATTCTTAATATGTAATCCAAAACGTCCAAAGATTTTGTATTGAAATATCTCTCATCAAAAAAACCAACTTTTGATATTATTCCATTAAAAATATAAATAAAATCACTGTTAATATCTTGGGATAAAGATAGATTCAATTGTTTTTCGTCATCCTCAATCGTAACTTTATTTTCAGCGGGTCCAAAAAAAGTCCATATACCAAAATTATTTGCTGTTTTGATGGTATTTTCAAAAACAGAAAAATCTTTTATTACAATATTTGAATTGATAAGGAAAAAATGTTTCAACCCTTTGTTTCTAAAATTTAAAACCGCGCAATTGCGAAGAGTTGCAAATTGAATGGGTGACTCATATCTTTTTGTTTCGATATTGGGTAATTTATTTTTAGTGTTTGATACTAAAATTATATTTTCCGTTTTGTCTTTTAAAGAATCAAAACATAAATTTAAATTTTCTTGTTCGTAAACATCTATTATGGCTATTCCGACATCATTCATACTAAAGAATTATACATGGTTTTTATATAATCTACAACTTCTTTTTTATTTTCTAATTTTAAATTTTCAATATAATCTTCAATGTTTTTCATTAAATCCAGATTATCCAATTCTTGTGTTTTTGTATCATTATCATTTATTTCACTTTCTTGATATTGTATTTTTATATTTTTTGGATTTAAATTTAAAAGTTTACCTTTAAATTTAATTATTTCTTCATTATCTATATTATTATCAATAATTAAAGATATAAAATTGTTTTTTATAACATTTTCATCAACATCTTCATTTATTTTAATTTTGTAATGTTTTGGTGATATATCGTTTTCTATAAACTTCATATCATTTTCTATTAAATCCAATACATATATCCCCCTTGAATCTAATACATCTCCAAAATTTTGTTGATAGGGGCTTCCTAAATAAACTATTCTCCCATGTTCATATTTACGATCATCTTTTGTATGAAAATGACCCGATATAACAAATGGAGCTTTTTTAAAAAGATCTTTGTAAGAAAATCCATGTTCGCATATTTTGTATGAATTCATGCGAAATGATGATATTTCAAAATGACCAAACATAATATCACATGTTGGAATGTCGTTGATAGTAGAACCCCAAGGAACCAAACAAACCGTTTTTCCATTTTCTGTTTTAAATATTTTGGGGGAATTTTCGACAATATTAATATTATTCCATCCATTTAAAATTGAAATGGAATTTATTTCACTTGTATCTTTTAAAAAACAATCATGATTTCCTGTTGATATGTAAACATTAAAACCTGAAAAATTATCAAAAAACTTTTTTGCTATCGATAATGTTTCAACTGAGATATGACTTCTGTTATGAAATATATCTCCCGGAATTATAATGTCTTGTATTCCATTTTTTCTAAATGTTTCCGCAGCCCATTTGGAAAAATTTAAAGCAATTTCATGCCATTCGGTTGAACCTTGACCTAAACCCAAATGTATATCCGAAAAACACCCAATTTTATTGTCTAAAATCATTATTCTTTGTTTTTTGTAATTCTTTTATTTCCGTTTTTTAAAATATTATTGTAATTTTCAGACATCATTAAATATTCTTGTTGGTATTTTTCGTGTGTTTCATGAATATGTTTTTCTTTTTTAATTCTATTTCTAAAAGCATTAAAAGCTATTCGAGTAAAATAAGAAAAAGGATTTGTTCCTTTTTTATGATTGTATTTTTTTGCAATCAAAGCCTTCATCATGCGTATAATTCCATCACCAACCATTTCTTCTCTGTATGAATAGTTAATAAAATTGTTTGCATAACTTAATTTATGAGCAATTTTACTGACCATTTCCGCTAATGTGTCATTTATAACATTTGTTTTGTAATATGTCATTATTTCCTGATCAAATCCTTTTGGATCAACATAAAAAGTTTCTTTATCCGCTTTTTTTATAGTTTTTTTAGGAATTTCTTTTATATCATCAATTAATATATCATCATCTTCATCATCATTTTCTAAATTTATGGAAAATTGTTTTTCAAAAAATGAATTTGTTTCGTCCAAATCATCAACATCTTCCGAATCATTCATCAATAATTCTTCTTCAAAGATATCATCATCAATATTTTTTTTAAATTTCTTTTTTTTCATATATGTATTTTTCTGATTCATAAAGTTTAATTCTTTCATCCAAATGTCTTTTGGAATATTTCATGTTATCCGCTATATCAAATATTCTGGCAAATGTTTTTGTTGGATGTAAACGCAATGCTCTACCAATCGATTGCATAATTTTTATTTTCGCTTTTCCGGCAGATGAAAAGATAATATTATGCAAGTTTGGTATATTGATACCCGTACTGAATATTTTTGAAACCGCCACAACAATCACATCATCTCTCTTTTCCATCAATTCTCTTATTTTTTCTCGTTCTTCAATTTCCATCGATCCCCTAACAAAATAAATGGGTTTTGTGTTTTTACAGATTTTTTTCAATGTTTTTTCAATGTTTAATCCATGGTCTATTCGATCAACCATTATAATTGTGTTTTTATCCAATTTGTTTGCCAAATTTGAAATTATATGGTTTCTTCTTGGATTGTTCATTAAAAAATCCAATTCATTATTGTATGCTTCGGCTGGTAATTTAACGTTTTTAAAAATATTAGGTATTTTGTTGTGTTTTATGTTTAAAATAAAAATTTTAAAATTGGATATGAATTTTTTTTGTTTTAAATGTTTTGTTTTTTCTTCATAAACAACCGGACCGATTTTCCCAATAATATTCCATTGATCTATCGGTGATGGTGGCATTGTTCCGGTAAATCCAAATCTATGACTAGTGTTTATAAGGCTAAAAATGGCATTTATTTTGTTTCCACGCCTCAATCCGTGTGTTTCATCAATCAAAAGTATATCAACATCGTTTAAAATGGATAAATCTGTTTTATCACTTAACAAAATCTGTGTTCCAGCAACAATGGTAGTCGCAAACGTGTCTATTTTATTCGTTCCAGACCATTTTGTGACTTTTTGCATACCATAATCTTCAAAATCTTTGGCTGTTTGTGTGACTAATTGCAGGGATGGCACTACTACCATCGCCAAAGCGTCTGGTTTGTTTAAATTTAACCTTAAACTCTCAATGATACTAGCCATAACAAGAGTTTTACCACCAGCTGTAGGAATAACCACAACACCCCTTCCTTTTTTCAAAGACTCTTTTATTGAATTTTCTTGATGGTCCCTATATGTTAATTCATATTGTTTTATTATTGGGGTTTCAAACCCAACATTTATTTTATCAATTAAATCATTGTCTATTTTGTATAAAATATTGCTTTGTTTTAAAAAATTAACAATATTTTCAGTTAAACCAATATCATATTTTCCAGATGGTGTTATTGAATACAATCTTGCGGGAGCAAATCCTGTGGTTCTGCCATACGCCGGATTTGCAATTGAAAAATTACTTCTCAATAATTCCAATTCCGTCAAATCGTTGGTAGAAACCAATGCTTGATTGTTATTTAATAATTTTAATTCAATCATGTCGTTTCTAAAACCATTAATTTGGTTGCATTTGATATATCATAACTGAATGTTGTAAATATTTTTTCCACTTTTTCCAAATAATCTATAATTAGATCCAAATCTTTAATATCTTCATCAATTTTTTTTATTGATTCCGATGCTTCTATTTTTGCATTAATTGATGCTTTTGGAACACCTGTTGGTATATTGTTGGTTTCTGTGTATTTTTTCAATACTGTTTCTTTTATTTCTTTTTTCTTTTTTTCTAATTCATTTTTTTGAATTTTACTTCTGATCAAATACGAAACCCATTTATGTTTTATTGAAGGAAGACATAATTGTTTTTCCAATATGTTGATTTGGTCAAGTTTTAGGTCTTCTTTTATCTCTTCAAAATATTTATTGATATCTTGCATAATTTCAATAAGTATTATTATATTATATGTTTGAAAAATTTCAACTAAAAATTAAAAATTTAATGGAAGATAATTCGGTTGGTGGTGGTGCTTTAGGACCAAATGCAACGGAAAATACATTTCAGAACACCCCTATAAAGGTTGATATGGCAATTGCTGGTGGTGTAAGTCCTAAAAGAAAAAAGAAAAAACCATTTTTTCCATTAGCTAAAAGACCTTTAAACAAAATTAAAAAAGAATTATAATGGAATGTGGACATTGGATTTTGAATGAAAGTGTAAATCTTGATGAAAATACATTTGGATTTATATATGAAATTGTAAATAAAATTACAAATAAAAAATATATTGGTAAAAAGCAATGTTTTCGTAAAATTAAAAGAAAACCACTTAAAGGTAAAACAAGAAACCGAATATCAAAAGGTGATTCTGATTGGAAAATTTATACAAGTTCTTCAAACGAAGTAAATAATGACATAAAAACGTTTGGAAAAGAAAATTTTGAATTTAGAATTTTAAGAACTTGTGATTCCAAGTGGGCTTTGGCATATTATGAAATAAAAGAACAAATTGATAGAAATGTTTTATTTAAAGACGATTACTATAACGGTATAATAAACTGTAGAATAGGAAAGGCTCCAAAATTAGAATTGGATAAATTCAATAAATAAAAGGTAATTATTAAAATATGGGTTGTATCTATTGTAAATCAAGTTCCTACGGAAAACCTTGTTTGTTTTCTCCAACAAACACCCATATTCATTTTGATCATCCAGACCGATGCATTTATTGTGGTTCAAAAAATATAGGTGGTGGTTGTTTGTACAATCCTCATGGTAAAATACATATTAGAGGACCAGAATTCCTTACAAATGTAAAGGAACAAGTCCAAAATTCTTCTATTTTAAAATATCTTTACGAAAATATTACTAAAATTGATTCTAAACCATTAACTCCTTTGAGTCGTTTTTATAAAAGATTGATGGAAATAGTTTCAACATCAAGTCAATTTTTAGTTGAAACATTGAGTTTGCAATCAAAACCCAGTTTTGATCAATTATCTAAATCCGATTTTTTAAAAGTCAATGAATACAAAGAAAAGTTGAAATATCAATATTCAAGTCTTTTTGAGACATTAAAAAATGCAAATTTAGATTTGCCACAAGAAATCGTTGAAGATATTTTGATGGATGTTATAATATCCGACGATTATGACAAGAAAACATAAACAGTATTTTATTTTTTACCTTAAGGAGAATATTTTAATTTTTGATGTTTTTGATTATATCGAAGAACTAGCTGCCGATTATGTCGATTTTTGTCACGATTGGAATATTGTAAAAAACAATTTGGTATCTGATAAAAAAACAATTATAAAAGGATTTTTAGAGACGAATTTTGTTACTTTAGGGTCAAATTTATTTAAAATGAAAGAAGATTTGCATTGTATTCCGTTCTTTTTTTACAATGAAAAAGACAATTTCAATGAATGGTCTATGTTTTTTAAAGATCCAAATGATTTTATCAAAACAGCAAAACGATTTTTAAAATCAAGGTTGTTTAATTTTTTTGAAATAAATGAAAAAAACACTCCATTTAAAACAATAAAAGGCACATATCAAAAAATACCATGTTTGCTTCCAACAGGGGAAGATGAAACAATTTTAACAGAAAATTTAAAATATTTAAAAAAAATCAAATTAGGGTATTGACATTCGATTTTTTCCGG